AGAAAATTAAGTTTGTTTTAACAGTTAATCAGCGACTAAATTCTAAAGTTTTGATCATGCATCGCGAAGACGAGATTGTTTTAATGATTTTGTGTTCCGTCTTTTTGGGCGGATGGGGCTTAATTATAAGCTTCGTTCTCTTTAAAAGATGGATGCTGTGGATGCGGGGTGGTGTTGTCAGTTATGACGACATCCCCTTGCCTGGCGTGGAGGCTTTTGGAGGTCGTGATGTTTCTTGCACTTGTGAGAATGCTTGTATCCGTCATGAACGTCAACCGGAATCAGTAGTAGTAGGGTCCAACTTTACCAAAGTTAATATAACTAAGGTACCGAAGGTCCAATTACCACTTTATTCGGTTGATGAAAATGGGAGACTCGTAAATTTCTTGGGAAATGGAGTGCGGGTGCTTGATTGGTTGGTTGTACCTTACCATGTAATAGTAGCACAAACTACTATTGCTGGTTTAGTTATGAAACCCAATCAAATATCAGAATCGATAAAATTTGATGTTTCAAAATTTGAACTTATAGAGGGTGATGTTGCTGCCATAAAATTGTCAGAAGCAACGTTCTCTAGATTGGGCTTGGTAAAAGCACAATGTTGTTCAATTGATGGAGAAATGATGGTAGCGATTTGTTCCGCAACAAAAGATCCTGAGATTTCTTTTGGAACCTTGGTTAATGACAAAGCCGTTTTTGGCGGAGTTGTGTATCGCGGATCTACGAGAGGCGGGTTTTCAGGCGCGGCCTATATGATGGGCCGTCAAATAGCAGGCATTCATTTGGGCGGTGGGGTCATGAATTATGGCGTTAGTGCCACGTATGTTCAAGCATTATTACAGAAACCGGAAGATACTTCTGAGTGGTTAGAGAGAATTCGACAAAAAGAGGGACCTCTAACCTATCAGAGATCAAAGTTTAATCCGGATGAGGCAGTAGTGTTTGTGCGTGGCCGATACCATAATGTTGATTTGTCACTCTTAGAGGATGATATAGAAGGCGAGAATAAAAATTCTTCGTATTTGGTTGGTGGAGTATTGAAACGTATTGGAGAGATAAATGTCTCCCAGAACTTTCCACCTCAGTATTTAGACATCGTTGAGCCTATAGCTGAAACGATTACCTCTGCGGTTGAAGAAGTACAGTCAAAAAACTTGGAGCTGGCCGAGCAGTGCTCGGCCGCCCAAGCCGAATTGTACATGAAGAGACACACAGAGTTAATCCAACAGTTGGACGAACGAATGTTGCTATTACAGGGATTGCAGAATTCAGCGGCGGATCGATATCGGGAGGTATCGAAGCTGTTGCAGGAAGCACCGAAAGGGACGGAAGGCAGGGTAATCTTAGTGAAGGAGAACGAGAAGTTGAAGACCGAATTGTCAGAGATCAAACAGTTGAAAACCTTTGCAAATGTAGAAGTGTCTTCTCTGAAGGCGGTACCGAAAATAGTAAGAAAGGCGATAGCAAAAAGGGACGGAGCGACGATGTTGGAAAGGATATCGGCATCCGGGTTTGTGGTCGAAGATGTAATACAGACGTTGGTAGACCTGGGTTTGGTTCAAAGGGTTGTGGAAGAACATGTAAGAAGTGTCGATTCCACAACTGTGAAGGACGTACGCGAGCCCAGCATGAAATCAACGAAAGTGTTGCCGAAGATTACGACCGAATGAAGGTATTAGGTCCAGCCATGAGTGATTATGGGTGGCCTAAAACCGACATCGAAGCTATTGATGAATCTCTTTGTTACCATTCTTGCCGTTTTCAACAATCCGTAGATCAAGTAGACATTAGTTTTTATAATAAAATACCATCCATTGTAAATGCCCTTGAAAGACTTTATTGTTCGACTAAGGTCAGGTACACTGGGTGGCCTAGGGATTTCCACAAATTCATTAGAGAATCGGTTGATTGGAATTCTTCTCCTGGTTGGCCTTGGAAGCAACAATTTCCTACTAATCGAGACCTTTTCATGTTTGATGGAGTTAATCTATCACATGAACGAGTCTTAATGGTTGAAGCTGCTGTTATCCAACGTTGGGTTGATTTGGAAAAGGGTTGTAAAGCCGATCCTATACATGTTTTTGTTAAGGAAGAACCTCATAAAAAGATAAAAATAAAAGACAGGGTTTGGCGTTTGATTTCGGGCGTGGGTTTAACCGACTCGCTCGTAGACCGTATTTTGTACGGTAATTGGTTAGATAAAATGATTGAAAATTGGTCTGAAATACCATCCAAGGCCGGTTGGACCCCACAGTTAGGTGGTTTCAAATGGTTAGCTAAAGCTTTCCGTTGTAAAGAACCCATCTCTATCGATAAGTCGTCGTGGGATTGGACCGTAAATTCTTGGCATGTTCAAGTATTAATGCGTCTTATTCCGCGTATGATTTTCGATCGCCAGTACGATGGTTGGGATACCGTTTTTAATAATAGAATGTTATCCTTATATGGTGCTGGGAGTGTAGTGTTTAAACCCGCTTGTGGGTGTGAGTTCACACAATTGGTTGATGGCATCCAAAAATCTGGGTGCCTTGGCACAATTGCGTTCAATTCAATCCTCCAAGTTGCTATTCATTTAGCAGCCGGTGGATTGGAAGAAGATCTTATTTTCAGTTTGGGTGACGATACCGTACAAGAGAGACCTAAGAATATACCATTGAATCTCTATCAAGATAATTTGAGGAAAACTGGCGCTATCGTGAAGGAAACTGACGAAGGGTGGCCCATTGTCTTTGGTGGTCATGTCATCAATGAGACAATCTCTCTTCCTAGTTACACGAGTAAACATATGTTTCAACTCTTGTATTTGGACGAGCGATTTGGTCCAGAAACGTTGGAATCGTATAGGCATTTGTATGCCCTACACGATAGTGTTTCAGATTTCCTTGAATCTTTGGCCTTACGTAAATATGGCCCGAAGGATCTTTTATCTCGTGAATATCTCCGAGAGTGGTATTTGGCTAATGAATAGAGCAATAAATAGCCGCCTGGTCACAAGTGATTAACATCAAGTCCGTTAGAGAATAGCTGTGCGTGCTTGGGACTGGG